TAGAGCAGTTAGAAATATAGAGCTCGAAAGTGGTTCAACCATTGCTTATTCAGGTACGGACAACTTCACGATGACTGAAGGGGTAGTGTATGCCGGGATAAATAGATTTGAGCTGTCCTCCTATGATTCAGCAGCAGCGACTTTTACTCCACTTTACCAGGACGGAGCCGGGGGGTGGACTGAGGGGGCCGCTTCGAATACGATAGATTACCTGCATTATGATGATGGTGACGGGACACTTGACACCGTTAAGAATAACAAATATGGATGTTTCTGGGTCTACAAACATGTAGAAGACGGTCATGTTTATGTTCTTTATGGCAGAGGTTCTTATACTCTTGCGGAGGCTGAGGAGACCGGCGAACCAACCCGACCCGATCATTTATCCTATTTTGGGCTTCTTATTGGGAAGATAATAGCTCCGCAGGCAGGGGGTAGCTTTACCACAGTGCAGATGGTAACAGATATTTTCTTTTCTGGTGTAGCAGCATCTGTTCACAATAATCTTGGAGGTTTGCAGGGTGGGACGCTGGCTGAGTATTACCATCTTACGGCAGCAGCAATGACGCAGTTCGGTACCTTGACAAATAATTCGATAGCGGATGCTCTTCATAGGCATAGCGAATTAGTGGCGAGTGACGGGAGCGTAGATCCTGCTGTTAGTGTTGATGCAAATGGCAACATTGGTATAGGGTTGATGGGTGGGGAGCCTGCATTTGATTTAGAGATTGAGAGAGAGGGATCTAATGTCGACTTAGGACTGACAGCCTTTGGTACATATAGACCAGGTATATCAGCTAGGCGGGCACGTGGAACATTAGCCTCACCGTCAGCAGTTCAGAATAATGATCTCCTGCTGTTCTTTGGGGGCCGTGGGTATGGAGCCACAGCATTTTCAGGTATCTCCAATGCGGCAATCTTGTTAAAAGCTGCAGGTATATTTAGTGACTCTTCTTATCCCACAAAGATTAATTTTGAAACCACTGCACCGGGAGCTACCATGAGGAGTGAACGAATGAGTATTGCTCCTGATGGCAAGGTCCTAATCGGAAGGTTAGTCACCCCATCTGACTTATTGCAAGTCCAAGGGAATTTTAGGGCAGGAGCAGTAAATAGTAATAGTGAGGGTTTTCTGGCATATAGTGCAACACCTACTCATATATTTTCACTTACTCGACAAAATGTAGTGGCTAATGCAGACGTAGCCCTTTCCGGTTTTAGCGGATTTGGAGTTGCTGTTAATAAGACTGCTCCTGAGACGGGAGGGGACTATGCACTTTATGTAAAGTCGGGCGGCAACGTCGGCGTAAATGATTTAATTCCATCTGAAAAACTAGATGTCGGAGGAAATGTCAGAGCTGATGATTATTTAGAGTATTCTAAGCCGTTACCTACAGGGAATGCTATGGCAGTTATTTTAGGAATGAAGAATAAAAAAGATGGGACTTTAGATCATTCTACATTCCCCGAGTATAAAACTAAAGAAATAGAAATTGCAGAAGTAAAAGATGAAGATGGGAAAGTTATTGAGGAAGCAAAGACAATAATTAAAGAAAGTATATCCCTGTCGTTACAAGTAAAATATTTAATAAAAGCAGTTCAGGAATTGGATGTAAGAATAAATACTGCCTCTGAGGCAAAGGAAAAATAATGAATAAAGAAGACAGGATCAAACAAGTAGAACAAGAGATTGAGCAATTCGATTATCTGAGAATGAAAAAGATGGAGCTTGCACAGCAAACCCAGTCGCAGTTGCAGAAAGATCTTTCAGATATTCACGATGGCATACTTACCCGCCGGGGTGAAATCATCTGCCTGCAAAGATTGATAGCAGAGGAAAAGGAAGCTGAGAAAAAGAAAGTAGAGGAAAAAAAGCAGAGGAAAACAAAGGGAAAAAGCCGAGGAAAATAGATGAGCCTGACGTTACCAAAAGCATGCTCGATGGGAGGTTCCCAAACTGGCCTGGTTGGTACTATAGGTGTCACCCTGCTCAACCCGGATGGTACCGTTCACACTGCAAGGACTACAGCTGGCATATTTGAGATCGGAGGCGGATGTTATGGGGTAGAGATAGCCTTCCCCGATAACTGGGCCGGAGCGCTTAAGTGGGATACTGGTGGAGGCACGCCTGTTTATGCCTGCGAGGAATATACAACCGATGGCCTGGCAGATGCAATTTTGGAGGACACAGATGACTTGCAAACGAATCAAGGCAATTGGGCAACGGCAACCAGTGTCGCGTTGTCAGCTCAAGGCAAATTAGATGTCAATACTGAATGTGACACAGCTCTGTCCGATTATGGAGCAAACACCACGGTTCCCGACGCCGCAGGAGTACTTCCAACAGCAATTGAGATCAGGCAGGAGATGGATGCTAACTCGACAAAGATGGCGCCTTCACAAAATCTTGGCGACTATAAAGCATCTGGATTTAGCACCCACAACGCCGCTGATGTCAAGACAGCTATGGAAGCAGTAGGCTCAAAGCTTACAGAGGTAAAAGCAAAGACGGATACCATTGACTGGGCTGACATAACATTTCTCAAGAATATCGAGGGTGGGAAATGGAAAGTAACCGCGAATCAGATGATCTTTTATCAAAGTGATAACACAACGGAAGTAGCCAGGTTCAATCTATTTGATGCAAGCGGAGATCCTGCAATTTCTGGTGTGATGGAGAGAGTTCGAGTATGAGCATGATCTGTACGAGGGGTTTCGGTGAAAGTCAATCGGGGCATGCTGCTATCTGTACTCGTGGATACAGCTTAGCCGTTTTGCCTACTACTGCTTTTGTTTTTATCAGAAACACAATTCAACAGGCTTTTAAGCGGGTGAAATTGTCTGATGGTTAACCCAAAGTATGTGGTTACGAGGGGTGATATTTCCCTGGTTTTTACTCGTGATTCAATTACTCAAGTCTTCAAGCCTAGTTTTCGTACAGTCACCTTTATCCGATCTGCGATTAGCCAAGTATTTAAACGGCCATAAAGAGGAAAGAAAATGAGTAATTCAATTGTCAAACAGATCTGGGAAGAGTTCACGATAGCCGGAGATTTCACCGATCAGGCAAGCACTGGGGAAACAGCGGTGCTTTCAGGTAGCGAGGTGGCCGTTGAGGATAAAGATGGTACGGACGTTAGCACTACTCTTTTAGATCAAAGCACAATAGCAGTCGATGGAACTCAGCTTCTTATCAGGTTAAGAGCCGGGATTAATACCGCAAGTCCTTACAAGGTAACCTTCCGCATCCTAACCTCTCTGGGAAACCAATGGGAAATTGATGTCAGTGTACGAATCAGAGAAATGTAGAGATAATGTCTATCACTGATTTTCTTGCCGGAGTAATTCGTTATGCTGAACGAATTCTTAATTAATCTTGACTAAGATCAATATCTGAGCTAAAATAAAACGAGAGAATACAGGAAGGAGATCCTGCATTCTCTCTCGCCTCAATATTACCTATATAGGAGGAAATATCATGGCTAATCGGAACATAACTCCAAAGGGACGCTATTTCAAGAATATTACCGGCCAGAAATTTGGCAGATTGACGGCTTTAAAACCAACTCCAGAACGACAGGGAGGATATATCGTTTGGGAATGCCGTTGTGACTGTGGAATTATTCGCAAAATAAGCTTAAGTTCTCTCACCAAGGGACATACCAAGAGTTGTGGGTGTCTTGGCCGTGAACGTCGGCTAGCTGCTAATATAAAGCATGGCATGAGCAAAAGTAGAATCTATCATACCTGGGTGAAAATGCATCAGAGATGTTCGAATCCTCACTATTCCGGTTTTAAGAACTGGGGCGGCAGAGGCATTAAAGTCTGTGCTCGCTGGCATAAGTTTGAGAATTTCTATGAGGATATGGGTGACTGTCCTAGAAATAGATCCCTAGACAGAATCAACAATGATGGTGATTATGAGCCTTGTAATTGTCGGTGGGCCACAAGTCATGAACAAAATACGAATTGCAGGCCCAAATCTTCAGGACCTAACAAACAAAAAAGGTTTAGAGCATGGAGATTAGATCAAATGGTCCAGTATCTTAGCAATAATCAAACTCAGTTTGCTAGAGAACATAAATTAAATTCTTCTCTTATCTCAGCTTGTCTTCATAATAAGAGAAAGCAACATAAAGGTTGGATTTTTAGTCTCATCTAATTTTCTGATGAAAAATTTCCTGAATGGCGTTGTAAGATTTGCTGAAAAAATCGAAAATTTCCAGCTCCGTCCTTATCAGGCGCAAGTTTTAAGGGAAGTCACCAGGCGCCTGATCACCGGCCAGGGCGGTATACTTACGAACTTATGGGCTCGTAAAAGCGGTAAATCGGAGACTATCAAGGCAACCATCCTCTCCCTTATGTCCCTGCTACCAGAAGCTGCAAAGTCGCCCCCACTTCTTGAACAATTCCCCCATCTATCTACCTTCAAAGACGGTTTCAACGTAGCTATCGCCGGTCCGAAGATGGATACGGCTGCCATTACCTTTAAGAGAATCCGTCGGCAGGGCCGGACGAAGAAATTCATAAGCATTCTCAACGAACTGAACTTGGAAGTCGAGGTCTCTAACTCCATGTTCTTTGAGCTTTCCAACGGTTCAATGGCTCAGGCCTTTTCCGGATCTGAAACGGCAAGCTCGGAGGGGCCGGACGCTCACCTCCTCTACTTAGATGAAGCCCAGCTCCTGTCTCCGTTTTCTTCTTACAAGATCTTACGTCCTATGGTTGCCGCCTGTAATGGCCCAATCCTTCAATCAGGAACACCCGGCCGTAAGAAATGTCCATTCTTGAGCGATATCGAGTTCAACATAAGGAAAGATCCGGCTGCTCATCAAAGTGTCCCCTACACAGATGTCACTCCCTTCAGCGAACCTTATGCAACGTTCATTGAATCCGAAATGGAGAGATTGCCCGGCGGCAGAGAGAATCCATTCTTTAGAATGAACTATCTCCTGGAGTGGCTGCTCGCCGTCGGCCGTTTTGTAGATCCCAACCTCTTCTTAACCTTGGCCAAGGCCAAGCGAGGAGAAGACGCAGACATTCTTTATGGCGGAATAGACTGGGGAAAGGCCGGTAGCTCCACGACCGTAACTATCATGGGCAGGCAAGGAACATGCAAGAAGGTTGTTGATCTTCTCAGACTCAGAGAAAGTAGCTATGACAAACAGTTCGAATACCTGGTTCCATTTCTGAAGAAGTATTTCGGCCGAAAAATGTTAAAGGTTGCATCTGAAACCAACGCTGCAGGAGCACCCAACACCGAAAGGTTGCAGAGAATCTTTGGGAAAAATAGAATCGTTGAGTACTTTACTTCAGCGGCCTGGAAGGATAAAGTATTCACAGAACTTCAAACGGAAATCGAAGGCAAACATTTCAGCTACTTTCAGGACGATTCCGAAGAAGCCATCTTTTTTGAGAAAGAGTTCCTGGATGCTGAACAGGAAGTGAGGGGAAACTTGCTATCCGTACACAAACCAGATGAAGAAGGTTCGAGTGATGACTTTCTGATCTCGACAGCGAACGCCAACATTCTGTTTCCCGTCAAGGTTGTAGGCCATATCTCTGGACAATCTTCTGGGAAGAAGCGGGCTTCTGTTCGAGGGATCAGCGACTATTAATTAATAAATAGGGGGCTATTATGAGTTTAAATTACATTGATCGTAGCAACGATGAAGAGATTATTGATATAGTACGTTTTGTAATGGATAACGGTACAGGCAGAGCCGAAACTGCTCATGAACATATCCTGATAAAATTGTTACAATTGCGGAAAACCCCTATGACTTGTTTTGAGTTTGATCAAGAGAAAGTAGATTTCCATTTTGAACAATGGAAGAATTCTAAAGATAAAACAAGAACCGATGGCTGGGGGCAAATCCAAAAGATTGGATCGTAGAAATTAGTTTCCAGCTATTGTCATGCGCCGGTGCAAAAGAGGCCTGGGTATGCACGGGAACTGGACGGCACGGATCAAGCCAAGCCCGGAATTAACTATTGCCAGTTCTATACTATCCAAGACGTTCCGTGCGGCGGTTCTTGGAGACGCTTGATTATTTATTTCCCGGAAAGGGTTAACATGGAACTAGAGAATGGATGTTAATTAAGACTTTTATATTGAACAGGGGGTTATCATGAGTTCAGAAGACAGAACTGACTCGCTACTGGTTGCAGAAGATTGTTTGGCTAAATTGACTATAGCAACGCACAAAATAGAGGAGCTAAAAGAGCTTGCTATCTGGATGACTGGTTGCGGTTATGACTTTTGCCAGCACGAGTATTTTGTCAAGAAAAGGGATGAACTACTAAAAACATAAACCAACCGATAGGAGGTTATCATCATGAGTTCAGAAGGCAGAACGAACACTTTACTTGGAATCCAAGGCGTGGTTAAGGCTTTAGCAAGTATTCGTAGCGTCGTAGTTCGAGCAGTTGCCGATGGACATATTTCGAAGGAAGAAGGAATTGAAATCGTTGTTCAGTCAGCCTCAGCCATTATCACCGAAGGAATTCAAGTAGGATTGGCTATTGCTTCGGACAAGGTTAACTCAAATAATCCCGGAGTTTAAGGAAAGACTGCATACTTCTTGATTAGGGGCTGGATGCTTTGCCCGACGAGAATAAGGGCTTAGAGGGTAAGGCATCCATTTTATCGTTTTAACATGCAATCTTTCTTTCCATGTTCCCACTGTAATTCGTTTCAGTCCCAAGTATTGTTCTCAGTTTCAGTACTGACAACTAGGCGTAGAATATCCTGAAAACGTCTTAGAAGGTCTTTAATATACATTTATAAGCATATATATAGGTATATATCGGACGAAATGCACTAAATCAGGTCGGGAAAAAACAGGGTAAAAAGGGGAAAAAGGGGGTAAAAAGGGGTAAAAAGGGGTAAAAAGGAGGCTAATTTAAAATTTTAGAAAAAAGAAAACGCAGCTATGGTGATATGATGAGTCCCGTACGTAAGATGATGGGGGTGGATAGGGGCGCGGACAGAGGCGGATAAGGGCGGATGAGGTGTATAGAAGACGTACAGAAGGCGGATAGGGATGTGTAGGAGGCGGATAAGAGCGCATGGAGGCATGCAGAGATGTACAGGAGCGATATGAACGTACATAGGCCGCCCTGAATGTGTATAGGATAACAGGAGGGGCCGTACAAGGCATCGGATGGTCGCTCCTGGACAGACTCATCCAACAGAGACTGCCCCTCCGCTCCGCATTATATTCAAAGCAAAGAGTAGCGGGTGGTCGCTCCACAACAGACTGATATTACCCAGACTGTTATTCCGCTCCCTCAATTGTATCAGTACAAAGAATAATCGGATGGTCGCTCCGTCAGTAAGTCTTGCAGTCACTCTCCATAGACTTCAGCTCTCCCCAACTCTCAGTTGAGCAACGGCAAGATCTACGGACTCCGCTCCATGATTATATTCAAAGCAAAGAGTATAGCGGATGTTCGTTCCAGAACAGATCCTTCCCCAAAAAGCAGGTAAAGGAACTGTTCTTCCACTCCACGATTGAAAGTAAGTAACACGAATGAGAGTATCCTTCAGCGCTGCGAGATTATACCCGTCTTAATAATATCAAGTATTTACAAATAAGCCGGTAACACGAATTTATCTCCATAACCCAATAATTCCAGTTAAGAGATACCGATATGACCTCGCTCAAAGATGTTGCGACTGTTTCCTTCGTATAACGACACTATGTAGGCTCTGAAAACCTTAAACCCCCTGTCCATGCATAGCGGATTTCTATTCCCCGTCACTTCGTATAACGACACTATGTAGGCTCTGAAAACCTATCCATCCTATGGGAAGTCGCTACAGGGCAGCACCCGCCCTGGTATAAACCCACCAGGCCATGTCCTCTCCTTCCGCTCCACTATTATATCAGAACCACTGAAAGAATCGTAACGTAACGTCATTAAGCTCTTGGGCCAGTCTTTCTCAGCAAGAACCCGCTGAGAAGACGCGCCCTATAATCCACTTATATTCTTCATCCATGGTAAAAACAATCGGTAAGTCGCTCCAGAACAGCATCTCTTCCGGCAAGGAACCGCCTCCAAAGAGCCTGTTCTTCCACTCCATTATTTGATATCAGAACGAAGAATGAAAAGAATAATCGGAAAATTGTCTGTCACAGTTCTTTGCATGTTCCGGCCGTCACAGAACCAGGTTGCATAAAGCCGCAAGTTCCTGTGCCGGCCTACACAAGCAAGAACTTTTGTGCCAGGCAATTCGATCATATCGAACCAAAGAGAATAACCATCAAATCATCGGATTTGCTTTGGCACAGTTCTTTGCTTGCTCCGGCTGGCACAAGACCAAGTTGCATGAAGCCGCAAGTCTTTGTGCCAGCCTACACAGCCAGCAAGAACCGGATGTGCCAAAGCAACACGATTCATATCAAATCAAAGATAAACCAAAGGATTCCCACCCAACCACGTCTATTCGTCTTCGTCTGTCTTTCCTGCCCGCGCGTTCGTCCGTGCTAATCCCACGCACTTTTTCCCTATCTTTTTACAATCTATTACATAAAATCTATCTACATTATTTTTCTAATCTACTATAATTTATTTATATAAATTTTCTAACTCACCATCTCTTTTAAAACCAATCAAACCAACATTTCAGTTAAGTGTTTACAGCCCGCCCAAGCCGCTGGCGCTCCAGGCGCCGGCCGGGAAAGGTATTCTGCGCATTTAACCTGACGTCAGTGCTCCCTTTCCCGGACGCCTTCCGGCCAGTCGGCTGCGTGCGTTCTGTCTCTCCAAGCTTTTCAGTTAAATACAGCACAAACCAAACCCGAAACTAACGGGAGAGAGGGAATTCCTTCTATTCTCAAATCTAAATACCAAGCACCTCCGGACTTCCAAGACCGCGTCTTTGGTACTTGCGGCTTAATTATAGGGTTTTCCGTTCTTGCTCGTCTCTGAGCTGCGCCCTAGCGCCCCATGTATCTCCGTCTCATTTCGTCTGAGTTCTTACTTTCTAGGGTGGGTTGGGCGGGGCGGGCAAGCTCGGGCGGTTAAGCTCGGGCTGGGTGGGGGGTTCGGGGGTTCGGGGGTTCGGGGGTTCGGGGGTTCGGGGGTTCGGGGGTTGGGCCTCCGAGGCGGGGGTTCAGCTCCACAAACTCCGTTGGGCTGTTTTCTGCTGCTGAGCGCTCCGCCTGTTTTTTCCTGCCAGCCGTTTTTTCTGGTAATTCCAGGTGGGTGCAGGATCCAGCCGGCTCAGTGTTTTTTTCTGCTCCTGCCAGGCGCTCACAAGGCGCATTCTCAGTTCAGGGTTTGTGGTGTGTGTCATGGCATCTTCAATTTTCTGCAAGTTTTTTCTTGTTGTTTCCATGCCTTATTTATTGCAAGCTTTGTGCCATGTTTTCTGACGCAAGCTGTAGGTTTTGGGCGGTTTTTGGTGGGCGTGCGCTCACATCGCAACAATAATTGTCAGTGGCTGTTTCTGGCTAGCTCCGAAGTGCCCATGGTTCTAGGGTTTGCAAGCAAGGTGCCATTTCTTGTTTTTTGTGACAAATTTTGTCAGTCATCTTCCTGTTTGTCCTCAAAGGCCTGATCTCTTATTTGCTGTTTTGTGAGCTAAGTATCTGATATCATTGAGTTATCAAGGATTGTTCCACGTGAAACACTTGATCTACTTGAGTGGTATGGCACTTGCAGTATAATAATGTAAATAGTGAGCCGAGAGAGATCGGACCAATCAAGCGACTTCCTCTGTAAATAGATAGCAGGGGTTCTTAAAAAAAGGGTAAGCTAAAAAATAGGAGGAAAAAAGATGAAATTAGGAGATGGAATTGAAACATTGATTGTCGCCGGCGAAATCCGGCACTGGAATCCGGCAACAAGATTGTACGAAAGTGGAGAAATTCGAGATGAACGCTTTGCGGTTTCTTGCTATCAAGGGAACTGGAAAGAAGAGCAGGAGCAAGGAAATATCCTCACAAATTACAGAGATTAACCTCAACGCCCCGGGCATTGGCATAAAAAGGCCTTGGAGGAATAACATGAAAAATATTGCCATCGAACAGAAAGGAAACCTTCTTACCTTAATCATCGACTTAAGCAAGTCTCAAGGTCCGAGCAAATCAGGAAAAACAACCATCATCGCCACCTCTGCCGGAAATCAGGAAATCGGTTCCGGAATCTATCTAGGTGTTAATTGCTATCGGAAAATCTAATCTTCGAAGCCCCGGGCATCGGCATAAAAAGGCCTGGAGGAAATTACAATGTTTTCAGAAGAACTTTTCAAACTTGGAGCAGATCTTGTAAGAGCTCAAGGTACCCGAATCAATCCTTTTCCAGCGGTAGCTCCCCGCCCAGAAGAAAGCCTTGAAAATCTACAACTGGAAATTGAAGAAGTGGGAAGCCGACTGGCCAAGTTACAACGCAAGCATCAGAATCTCACGGGTAGAAGGTATGTTCTCCCACTCAGACTCTAAATAAATTCAGGTGAAATTATGAAATTAATTATATATATCTCATGTCTGGTAGTAATGATCATTTTAATGTCAGGAGTGGTTCAGGCCGCTCCTGATTGGCAAAGTTCCAAAGAATTCAAGTCGATTCATTCAGCAGATCCCGTTGAAGCAGCTCTTATTTATCTGGACTGGTATCATGGGAAAAAAGAGCAGATTGTCTCCGCTTACTTACTCGACGGCCAAGAGATCTTTATCATCGCCTTAGTTGATATACAGGGCGCTTACCTGGCAGTTGAACCAACCAGGCCCTTGTTTGCATTCGCGGCCACAGCCGAAGGGGCAGTCCGGGCATTGTTTGAGGAAGATGCAGAAATCCAGATATGTTTTTATTCCGTGGAAGATATGCGGATAAGGATGAAAACAGGGCCAAGCATTGAACTTTCGAATTAACTTATTTACTCCGCCCGGGTACATCCCGGGCCCCAAAGGGGGAAATTATGCAACTAAAATCGAAAGAACATTACGATCTGCTCTTGCATTTTGAAAAAGATTTCAAAGAAGTGCGTCTTGATAAAGAACCTAAAGAATTGTGGGAACACGGGACAATTTATGAGGATGGAATGGTAAACAAATTATTTGACGCTTACAGGAAAGGCTATTCTCTAGGAAGATGGGTTTAGCCACGCTACAACCAGATAAGGATATTCCGGGCACCAAAGGGGGAAAGATGAAATCATTAGAAGAAATTACTGCAAGCCTGGATTCATTACTTGTTCAGCTCGATGCCCTGCGAATAGATGAAGATGATGAAGATCGGCATCTAGCGCTATCAGAAGCTTTCGACTGCTTAGATTATGGGGCGGATCTGATGCATCAGGTCCTTAATGAGGGAGGCTAAATTGGAAAATTCCAAAAAAATGTACCCAGTTTTTTGTTCATGGTGTCTGAAAAAGGGAATTAAGATGATCATCAGCTACTGTGAAGCTGAGCACTCTCACGGCATTTGTCATAAATGTGCTCAGGCTTTTCAAGAGGAAATCAAGAATATCAAAGGAGGCTCAAATGCCTGAAAATAACAATATGAAATACTGGGAAAAAGTTTCCGAAGTACCAAAGAATATGCTTCGAGAAATTAAGGCTGGCAGGCTGAAGGGGAAAAGCGATATTAATCCAGCCTGGAGAATGGAAGCCATGACCTCTGTTCTTGGACCTTGTGGATTGGGTTGGAAATATACCGTGGACAAGATATGGACCGATCCGGGCCCGGAAGGTTCTGTGATGGTTTTTGTTCAGATATCTCTCTGTATTGCATGCAATGAAAGGTGGAGTGCACCCATTCCGGGGATTGGTGGCAGTCACCTCATTTCCAAAGAAAAATCTGGCTTACATGGGAATGATGAAGGTTACAAAATGGCGCTCACGGATGCGCTTTCCGTGGCCATGAAAGCCATTGGAGTAGGCGCTAAAGTCTATCAGGGCCTCTGGGATGGATCAAAGTATAATAACGTCCCTCCTTCTCCTGGAAACCCGTCGTCAGCTACCACTACCGCCGACAAAACGGATTCTCCGGCAGCTCTGGAGCTGGCTGATAAGCTGGTTGTTCTCTATGGCGAGGACTCGACTTATCAGGAATTGCAAAAAAGGGGTAAAGATCCTGGAAACCTGGCTATCATCAAAGGTTTTTCGGAATCATTATGTACCAAAGTTCGCGCGGCCTTTTCTGCCAGGTTGAAGGTGATTAATGCCAAGGATGAAAAGGAAGGTGTTTCTTTTCTCGATTCAGCCCTTAACGAAAAACAATTAGTGGAATTCCGAGAAGCTATGCAATCAGCTGCTGCTAAATATTCGCCCAAAGTTCAAGAAGCTCTTGAGGCTCACTTTGTCAAACTCAAAGGACAAGGACAAGGAAAGGGACAAGAACAAGGACAAGAAGGAGACGGACTCCCTTTCTAATCAAACAATTAATTTCACCCGGTGCCCTGCCCGGATTCTAAAGCAGGGCAAAGGAAATAAAGAATGTCATCGTTATATATCAAGAATTTTGATCCTGAATTGCATAGGGCATTGAAGATAATGGCCTTGCAAGAGAGGAAATTATTGTCAGAGCTGGTGCAAGATTTACTTCACGATGCTTTGCTTTGGCCGGACGCTAGTAGTTCAAAACATAATCTAGAGAAAAACAAAAGGAGGATTACGTAAATGGCTGATAATACTTGTTTCTTGGATATCGAGACCATTCCGTCTTTAGATCCAAACATCAAAGAGAAGATCCTGTCAGAGTTAAGTCCGCCGGGTAATATTAAAAAACAATCCACCATTGATGCATGGTGGCGCGAAAAAGGGCCAACAATTGTGGAAGAGAAATTGTTGGCTACTGCCCTTGATCCAACCTATGGCCAAGTGATTTGTATCTGCTGGGCATTTAACGACAAGCCGGTGCAGGGATTAATCCGAACTCTTGAAATACCTGAAAAGGATCTGCTGGAGGCATTCTATGGAGTTTTGGAGGCATCAAATACAGATTACCTAGTCTTCGTGGGCCACAATGTTCTGGGATTCGATCTTCCTTTCCTTTGGAAGCGCTCAATCATCAATTCCTGCCGACCACCAATTGCTCTGCCAAATAGGCGAGGAGCAGATGTTTATGACACCATGACTGAGTGGGCAGGCTTTAACAAATTCATCAAATTTGACGCTCTTTGCCATGCTCTTGGACTCCCCGGAAAAGAGGGGATGGATGGTAGCATGGTTTTTGACTATGTTAAGCAGGGACGATACGATGAGATTCTGGCCTATTGTAAACAGGATGTTGAGGGGGTGAGACAGATTTACCGGAGGATGACTTTCAAAAATTGGGTTCCTTCCGACGAAGATAGCACTACTTTAGCTGATATTGAAAACAAAAAACTTGAAGAAAGCGGGTTTTTCGATAAAATCCAGAAAGAGCTTTAATTGACAAACTACTAGGTTTTTAGTAATATAAAAATGTTAGAATTTACTGTGGAAATCCTGCAATTAAAAGTAAAATCCCTCAACGCCCAGCCTAGGCTGGAATCTATCACAGTAGATTCTAACACGTTGAGGGATTTTTTTGTGAGAAAGCCATGAAGGCACTTGATTTAACAGGTCGAAAATTCGGGCGTCTTGTAGCAATTAGACCAATAAAAAAAAGATGTGGACATTATGTTGTTTGGTTATGTAGTTGTAGGTGCGGCAAAAATGTACCGGTAAGCTCTGGCAATCTTTCTTCAGGTAACACAAAAAGTTGCGGCTGCCTAAAAAGCGAAAGAACAATTATACGTAATACAAAGCACGGATTTGCTTATCATCCTCTTTATGCTGTTCTTGAAAACATGAAGCGTCGTTGCTATAATCCAAAAACATGGAACTATAAAAATTATGGTGGAAGAAAAATTACAATTTGTGACGAATGGTTAAACAGCAAAGGGAAGTTCTTTGAATGGGCAATAACAACTGGATGGAAAAAAGGTCTTATGATTGAGCGCAGAAACAATAATGGAAACTATAATCCAGAAAATTGTTATTTCGCAACTTCGTTCGAACAAGCCAACAATACTCGGCACCTCAAAAAATTTATAGCCTATGGACCTTGTGGTCAAATTGAAATAGCAAAGAATCAAGCTGTTTTTGCTCGAAAATGGGGATTAACCAGGGGACAAATTGGCAACTGTCTTTGCAAAAGACGAAATCAGCACAAAGGCTGGATCTTCGAACATTTAACACCATCAGGAGGTGGGTGAGGGTCACCCACTCTTTAAATTCACTGTTAAGGGGTGCAAGTGTGCACCTCTTAAATTCAAATAAAGGAGGGGTACCAATGTCAGACAAAATGTCGAACGAAATCGTGCAGTATTCAGTTTCCGATGTTGCCATTATAGAGTTATCCACGAAGTACCAGGGAATGGAAATCAAAGATCGAGAATCCTACCAGGCCGTAGTCACCGGCATTGCTGAAATCAGATCAATAAGGGTGTCTGTCGAGAAGCGTCGGAAGGAATTAAAGGCTGACGCCATCTCCTGGGGCCGGAAAGTAGACACAGAGGCCAAACGGCTTACTGCCCTTCTCCGGCCTATCGAAGATAATCTCAGAAATCTTAAACAAGCCACAGACGACGAAAAGGCCACTATCAAGGCCGAAAAAGAACAGGCTGAGCAGAACCGGGTTGAGGCTATCAAAGCCAAGATAGCAGCCTTCCCACCCGATATGGCCACCATGCCCAAGCTACTGGGAATGACAGCCCTTGAAATCAGGGAATTACAGGACGTCTTAAATGAGACTGAAGTAGATATTAAAGTCTTTGAAGAATTCACGCAGGAGGCTATCAAGGCCAAAGAAGAGAAAAAGAACCTTCTCCAAGGGTACTACATCTCACGCATCCAAACGGACGCAGAAGTTGCCAAACGGAAAGCTGCCGAAGAAGCAGTCAAGGTGGAACTGGAACGTCTTGAGGAAGAACGACTGGCCAAAATAGAAGCCCAGAGAATTATTGACGAGAAGGCTGAAAAGGAACGAAAGGTTGAAGCCAAACGCTTAGAGGCCCGTCTCAAAAAGCAAGAGGAGGAACGAAAGGTTAAGCAGGCAATAGAGGATGCTCGCCTTAACAAAATACGGGAGGAACAAGAGGCCGAAGCTCAGAAGCTGCAGGAGGCCCAGGCCAAAATAGACGCTCAGTATAAAGCTATCCAGGATGAAAAAGATCGCATAGAAAACGAGAGAATTGAACATGAACGAGCAGAACAAGAAAAGTTGGCTCAAATAGAAAAGGACAGGTTAGCCAAAATTGAAGCTGAAAAACAAGAAGAGGCTCGGATCAAGGAGGAAGCCGAAAAAAAGGTTGCGAGAGAGAAGGCCGCGGCCGATGAGAAAAAGCGTCAAGCTATTCTCAGGCCGGATAAAGAAAATCTGTCTGTCTATTTTGAAACCGTAACATCAGAATTTAACAATACTGCTATGCCGGCGCTAAAAACCAAGGAAGGTAAATCACTATTATCTTCTTTCACCGAGAATGTCCAGCAAGAAATCCGCACCTCATCGGCAAGAGCTGCACAACTTGGAGTAATTCCTGTCTATGGCGCATCTAATTCTAACTAAACGAACTTTCCGGGATGAGCTAACTGCAGGTAACCAGGCAACGGCTGACTTCATTCATTCGTTGCCTGCTCTTACAACCATCCATGGAGAATTCAGGAAACAACGTAATCCGCTATTTCATGCCAAATGGTTCGCCTTGGTACAGTTCTTGTATGATCATTGGCAACCGGGTGAGCTGCAGGATCCCAAATGGAAAGGCGTCGTTCCTCAAAAGAGTTTTAAACAGTTCCGGAAAGATTTGACGATCTTAGCCGGTTTCTATCAGGCCTTCTACAGACTGGACGGATCCGTCAGAATCGAAGCAAAGTCGATCTCTTTTGGGAGCATGGATCAGGAAGAGTTTGAGGAATTGTATTCCAAAATTATTGACGTCGGATTAAGTAAAATATTGCCTCAGAGCTATGATAAGAAACAGCTTGAGGGAATCATCAACGAATTACTGGCATTTACATGAAAAAACGCTACAAAATTAAGTTCCGATCTACCAGGCATGATAGTATACCGGCAACGGGTTGGTACATCTATTCGAGACGCTTTCCCCGTTATAAGTCAGGGCAACCCGGTTTCCGCCGATACCGCATGGCCGGGCCATTTCCAAATAGGAGTGATGCTACTGTAAGGGCGGGGGTTATGGCGATTAAATTTGATGAGTTTGCTACGAAATTACGAGCGGCAAAAAATGGTAAGAAAAAAACTTAGAATCTATATCCTGGCCATAAAATACTGGTTTCAGGGTGACTCATGGCCTGAAGCGATCAAGTATGCCGAGGCGCTTGTACATGGGTTCAAATAAGGTAAGGAATTAATATGAATAATCAAATGCAGGATTTTGCAAGAAGTACTTTAAAGGACGGACTACCTAAATTACCGGAGGATTGGCAAATGATGTTCAAAAGGATGTATTCCCCTGATGATTTAAACGCCAATATCGAGGATGTGGTGGATATGGTCCCAGAAGACAAGCTTGATTGGGCGATGCAACAAGTTCAAAGATCGCTCGACAAACAGGCACAACAAGCCGCTTGACTCTGATGGCAAAAGGCTGTCGTAGGTTAGCAGGGAAAAGAAAACTTGATGATTCTAAAAGACATTGAAGCCAAAATAGCCGAGCTAAAAGAATATGAGTATCAGGCTTGGCAGGCCAAAGATTACCAGGCCGCTTTGATGTTGCATGGGGCTATTATCCAGTTTGAGCGGTTTCTGGGAGAGGTAGAGGAAAAGGAAAAACATGGGAACACCTGAATATTGGGTGTGGTATGGTATGCTCCAGCGATGTGAAAACCCGAAAGTTAAACGCTACAAAGATTATGGGGGACGGGGCATCACTGTTTCTGAAGAATTCCACGACTTCCGTATTTGGTATGATTATATAGGCCCACGACCCGGACCTAAGTATTCACAAGGGCGAATTGACAAGAGAGGCAATTATGAGCGGGGGAATATTCGATGGGAGATATCCCGAGGAGAGGATTATGACCGTTAAAGAGTTGATAAAGAAACTAAAAACCCTCCCGCAGAACCTGGAGGTAGGCATGGTGCCGTTTGATCAGCCCATGTGGATGGCAGGCGACTGGGTGGAAACCGTTGAACATATCATCAAATCCGAACACAGCAGTTTCGAAGATGAACGAATGTATGCTCATCTGCCGGATGAGTATGTAGTAATACATGGTTAGCAAGTCGTTATGGTTTCAATCCACGCCCCCGCGCGGGGGGGGCGACCGGTGTTAGGGCTGATTATCACTGTGCCAGACCAAATCAGTGAAGTTTATGGAACCCTGGACGTTGATATTGCATGTATCAGCATTGCCGACCTGGAACCACAAGCCTCATAACAATCGCATGAACGCGGACTCTGCTATGCTCCGCCGGTTATGCTAAACCGTAATCAGGGGTTGACTTAGGATGGTGGCGGTGGTAAGGTGTGATCATGCTATTGGTTCATTGTAAAATCCAACATCAACCGAAGACAATATTTCTCCCTCAGCGCCGAGCAATCGGCATCCTCTATTTATAGTGGACCATAGCAGGCTGGGGGAGAATTCTTTTGTGACTCATGTGAAAAATGGCAATTGGGTGCGTATTTGCAAGGCTTTTCTTGATGACTTGCCAATTAACAGATCTTTTTCAGAGATAGAGGCTATTTATTCTCTGCAATGTAATGCTGATCCATTTGATCCAAAAACAGTTTCGGTGTCTGGATTAGGTAAGCGGTGGGGCTGGTCTCGGAAGAGAGTGAGAACCTTTTTAAAAAATGTAGGTGTAGAAATTGTTTATCCAAAACCAACAAAAGAAGTACAGCGGCAGAGGGGACAGATAGGGTTACAGAAAGGGGACAGAAAGGGGACAGAAAGGGGACAGAAAAGATTCATAGATTCTAGTGACTTAAAGAAAACAAGGGACAGAAAGGGGACAGATAAGGGACAGAAAGGGGACAGAAAGGGTTCCACTATTAATAAGAAGGAAGAAGAAGTAAACCTATTTGAGCAATTCTACAGTGCTTATCCTAAGAAAAAAAATAAGGGCCAGGCCGAAAAAGCTTTTGAAAAAATTAAAGTGGATAGGCTGCTTTTAGAAATTATGTTATCAAAAATAGACCATGCCAAACAATCACAAGATTGGCAAAAAGAAAAAGGGCAATATATTCCGTATCCGGCAACATGGCTTAATGCTAAAGGGTGGAAAGATGAAATTGAAGTTTCCGGTTCCCCTCAAACAATCAAAGAAATAATGGCCCAGGATGATGGATTCCCCGTCCTCAGCTAAAATACCACAAGATACAGACGCAGAGAAATCGTTTCTCTGTATCTGCTTAAACAGTGGCATGTTTTATGATGTCAATGCCGATATTTTCTATGATTATCGCAACATGGCCATCGTGAAAGCTTGCCACAGCATTATTGCCAAAAGGTTGCCTGTAAGCGCAGTTAATGTTTTGAGAGAATTGAAGGCGGTGGGAGAAAATTTTGGTGGTACAGTTGTTCCCTATTTAACCGAGTTAAGCCTATTTGAACCTATTTTATTTGATGCAACACGCAAAGAGGCTTTCGATGAATTGGCTAAGCGGTATGTCCAGAAAATTCAAAAAGCGGCTAAGCTGAGAAAGTTGACGGAAATAGCTTCCGAAGTCTTTACTTTAGCGACAGAGCCTGGAGCATCCGCTGAAGATCTGCTTGTTAGAATTCAAGAAGCAAAAACAGAAACGGATGCAGTATCACCGGAAAAATCAACTTTAGTGTCCCTGGAAGATGTATTGAAACGGACATTATGGGACCTTAAAGAGGTTTTGGACGATTCGGATAAACAAAGAGGAGTCACTACTGGTTTACGAGTACTGGATAATGCAACCGGGGGCGGTCTTTACCCTGGCGAAATGTGGATTATTAGCGGCCGGCCGGGATCTGGTAAAAGTGCAATGGCCTGGGGAGTTGCGATAAGTGTAGCCAAAACGGGGAAAAAAGTTCTGGGTGTGTCTCTTGAAATGGGATTATCAGAGCTTGGCCGAAGATTTTTGAGCGCCAAAACGTCTTATCCTGCAACACAGTTCCGTACAGGAAAAGGTCTTGAGGATAAGCTTATCAACATTTTGAATACAGCAGATGGGATGAAAGATTTACCTCTGTTTTTGGAAGAAAAAGTACAAATTAATGAAATTGGATTAAGGCAAGATATCGAGAAAATCAAACCGGATGTTGTTGTCTTGGATTATTTGCAACTCATGTCTGCATCTGGAAAATTCTATAATCGGGAGGGCGAAATAGCGAGTCTTAGCCGATTTATGAAATTGGCAGCGATAGAATATGGGCTGACTTTCATCGTGCTTTCGCAGCTCAACAGAGACTTGAAGGGCAGGGCCAACAAAGCGCCTCAGTTAACGGATCTTAGGGAATCGGGTGCATTAGAACAAGATGCTGATATTGTAATTGGGCTTCACCGCGAAAATAATGCGACGAGCGGAGAAGCTGCAATTTACATCCTTAAAAACAGAAATGACAGAATTGGAAAATTTCCAATATATTTTGATGGACCTTCGATGACTTATAGAGACTTATCTTTTGGAGAATAAAAACATGGAACCACAGCACATAAAGGAAATCTTACCCAGTATCTTAATCAAAACAGCCAAAAAGCAGGCTGAACGTGAAGGTATTCCGTTAAAGCAACTCCTTGAGAGGATCGGCAGGGAAATGCCGAGGAGTGGGTCAGAATGAGAAAATTATTATTTTCAGTCACCAAAAAAGATCTAAAAATTGAGTTTTTCTCAGGCAAGGGTGCCGGAGGACAGAAAAGGAATAAATGCCAAAATTGTGTTAGAATGACTCATCCTGCATCTGGAAGCAAGGCGACGGGGCAGTCTAACAAAGAAAGACCCTCAAATATCAAAGAAGCCTTTAAAGGATTAACAACTGACGCAAATTTCAAGTTATGGTTAGCTGAAAAGATAGCAGAAATTCAAACAGGAAAAACATTAAAGGAAGAAGTTGAAGAAATGATGAATCCTAAAAATTTGAAGATTGAATTTAGGGACGCAGAAGGCCAGTGGCAGCTTTTTTGAAACCACCAAGAGAAAGCTAATTTAGGTATGTCGATTTGATTTTGTTTGGTGAGTAGAGGGGACAAAATGAAAAAAAATGATGCCAAGGTACATGCCGCAGAAAAAACAGAGGGGTGCAACTGCAGTAATCACAAATGCTCGTTTTATGACGAGAAATGTGAACAGAATTGCAGAGCCGGGGATGAAGACGATAACCCTTATTTACCCTACTGTGGAAGTTATATTCCAGATAAAAAGGTCGATTTTCCCATACTTCGGATTATCGAGAATGAATATTTCAGAAAAGGGGCGGTGATCAAAATGAAAAACGATAAAATATGTTTGATAGATGCAGGTGAAGAAATTATCGGCCAGGGGGATACATTCCGAGGATTATTGGAAAATCTCATATTTGTCCTATGTTAAATTATCTGACATACTTATTCTGGTTATTTAGCCTTGTGTTGTTTGCCGGCCTGTTTTTTACGCAGTTTCCGGGAAACGAAATTGTTCAACCAGGTCTGCCAGCCTCAAACTATGATTACCTACAAACGCGAATGCAGTTTCATGGCTGCCTTGTTCTCACACGTGATCTTGACTCAGGAAACTGGTTTTTCTGGAGGCATGGTGAACGTTGCTGGATACAAAATCTGCGTAACTATTGACAGCATTTTTCCCGTCCACTAAGGTAAATCAGTTTATCTGTCCAAGGAGTAAGGTAAAAACATGTTCAGTAGACTCAAATCTTTTCTTCCGTTTTCGAAGAAATCCGATCCTGCAAGCAAAGAGCAGGTTAAGCATTCCCCCCCTCCAATGAATATTTTATCGTCTCAATTTCTTTCCATTCAGTCTCTTTTGGGGATGGCCGAAGAGAACCCGGATGCAATTCTGAAAAGAAAGGGCATTGAGATCTATGACGAAATGGAATCGAAGGACCCGCATTTATATGCAGTTTATCAAACCCGAAAGCTGGCGGTTTCCCGCATTCCCTGGACAATTCTTCCAGCTTCCAGCAACAAACGGGATGTTGAGATAAGAGATTTCGTATTCACGGCCCTAGATGATGCAAGAGGAACTTTCTCTGAAGATATCTTTCAGCTCATGGATGCTATCGGCAAGGGTTTTTCGGTCCTGGAGATTATATGGAAAACTCTCAAGTCAGGCCGTTGGCAGGGCAAATATTCTGTTGATGAACTCGTTTTTCACCCACAGAAATTCTGGTCTTTCAAAGATCGTAGACACTCCGATATTCCTGAAAGCCTCATTTTTTTCAAAGAGGATGTTTTTCAAGCCAAACAGGTCCCATGGTCCAAAGTCATTCATTACGCTTTTGATGCCCAAGATTCTTTGTATGGTAGGGCAACATTCAAGTCTGTTTACTGGCATTGGTGGTTTAAAAAAGAGGCCTGGAAATGGTGGATTGTTTTCCTGGAGAAATTCGCCGGTCCAACAGCGATAGGCAAGTATCCAACAGGCTCATCGAAAACAGAACAAGACGCTCTTCTATCGATTCTTGAATCAATCCAGCAGGAGACGGCAGTTGTTTTCCCTGATCATCTGTCCGTCGGCTATATGGAGGCCTCTCGAAGCGGCGCGGCTTCATATCGGGAAATGTGTGATGCCTGTAATGCAGAGATCTCAAAAGCTATTCTTGGCGCTACCCAAACCGTCGAAGAGGGACGAAGAGGCAGCTACGCACTGTCAAGAGCACACTCGCAAGTCCGGCAAGAGCGAGTGGAAGCAGACGGCATACAAGCCGCCGACACTATCCAACAACAACTGGTAAAACCACTGGTCGACTTCAATTTTATAACCGAAAGCTATCCACAGTTTATTTTAAAATATCCAACTGGAACCGTTGACAAGCGTAAAGGGAAAACCATTGATCAGCCTGGTTATATGAAAAAATAATAGAATTATGAATTCACTCAGTCTTAAAGCCGAGCTTGCAAGGCTCAGATCCAAGTATACTGCTTGGAAAGCAGTTCATCCCGAACTCCAAAATGAGGAGATGATTAATCAATTTCTTTTGCTCAAGGCAAGATTCAAAACCGAAGGCATCGCATTTAAAGACATCAACTCTCCCCTAGATCGAGACAGCAAGTCGCTCCAAGATCTGAGTATTATTCCAGAAGTCCCAACTTCCCATCATTTCGCACAGCCCTTTGCACCCGTTCGTCCATCTGGCAAAATTGATGGCAAAACTATTTGTCTTGATGACTTCCTGCCCTATCTCAAAGATTTCATCATTGCAAGTCCAACATCCTGGATCGTGGGTGGAGCAGCGGAACATGACAATACGAGGGGCGATCTTGATATGCTTCATATGCTCCCAACGACCAAAGAGATATCCCGTATCATAGATTTCCGTATCTTTCGTATGTTGCCTCCACATCTTGCTGAGCGCATCCATTCTCTTTGGGAGTCCAGAGGTGCCCGTTCACCTTTTACTGCCTTCCTACCCCTATACAGGCTCAGGTGTGAAAGAATCCCAAGGGCACAGATTGTACCGATGTCAGAACAAGAGTCGCTCCTAGGACAGGAGCATGAATTGAAACCATCTCCTTTCTCTCCATCATGGCCTGGCGAGTCCCCTCCTCCTAGCTCGTCAGGCCCCTCCTTTTCCGAAATCCATCTACGTACTAAGGGTACGGAAAAGCAGGAAAGAGAAGCGAATGAAGCTGCAAAAAATGATCAGATTACCTTCGGTGAGTTCTTCGTTCCCCAGAAACCAACAAGAGGGTATGTTTCAGGACAAGCTCAGACTTTGGAGTTTTTTCTTTCGTTATGGAAAGATGAACAGTTTCCGGTTTACAGTTCAAGGAAGGCCGATGGAATCAATTCGATCTGGCACATTTCCAAGGCAGGCAAAGTCGTGATGTATACCGAAGATGGCTCCAATGAAACGAGCTCCTTCCCTGTTACGATTTTAGAATCAAAGAAACTCGCTCCTGGCCACGATATTATTTTACTTGCAGAAGTTGAATGGTGGCAGAAAGGACATTTCCCCCGTGAATATACTGCCGGCAAAGTCCATCAGATTCAGCCGGATGAAGAAGGGATTGTGGTAAACGTCTATGATATTGTCTATTTCGATGGTGATATTCACAAAAAGCCTTTTGAGGAAAGGCAGGAGTTGGCTAAGGGTCTCAAATTTCTTCAACGCTCAGAAACGCCATCACCGAAATTCAAATGGAATCTTATTCCAAATATCAGAAATAAAGATCGCAAGGCCCTTGAGAAAGAAACGCAAAGACTCAGGGCTATCCCGGGATCGGAAGGGAACGTGGCAAAGCAGGCTAGCGCCTCATATGACTTGACTGGATCTCGTCCTATGAGCTGGATCAAGTTCCATAATTCTTCTCAGTTTACTGCCATCGTCATTGAGGCCGTCGAGACTAAGACAAAAGGGACATTTAATTTAAAGTGGGGTTTGCTTCCGGGAAATCTTGCAGTTAAAGAAAGTATTTTAAGAAAAATTAAGGGCAAAGATATCGCGCTGGGTGGGAAAACCTTTGCCATTACTGAAGAAGCGATGGGCCGTAGGGGTGATCATATTCTAATTGAGTGTGAAACATTTAACCTGATTTTCGATATGAAATCTAAGACTTATGATATTTCTGCCTGGGCTCCCCGGTGTCTTGGCAAATCCGATAAAGAAGTCGATTCCATTAAATCGGTTAAGAAACGGGCTATCTCCGATCATGTTTATCAGGGCAAGGTTATTGATGGAAATGGTAAAGTTCATTATCTTCCGGGAGGAATGTCCGGTGAGGAATGGCAGAGTAAGTGAGAACCGACACATATTATAGGAGAAAACAAAATGAAAAAGATTAAGAGCACAAAGATTTTCGTAGTAGCAATGATTATTGGATTTATCTGGGCATTGCCAGCATTCGCTTGGCAAGATCCGTGTAGCGTTACTGAAAACTCTTATGAGTATGAAGGATTTGTCCTTGGGGATTGGACACCGGTAGCACCCCTATTTTCTCCTGCTCCGGAATGCGAAGGGACTGTTATTCTATTGGCCCCAGATGGCCAGTGGTATTCGTATGCCTACATCGGCAATCGTGGTACTATAACCATAGGTGGAATATTACCCTGCCAAGTGGATAATGATGGCAACCTGGTATGTAAAGTGGTTACTCAGCCAGAAGAATCAACTTTGTTAATCTTTGATGTGAAAGAGTGAAATAAGGAGAAGAATCATGGCAAAACTACCCAAGAATCCTGTCAAAGGCAAAAAATACAAGCTTCTTAATCCCAAGACTAAAAGGACTACCTGCTTCATTGCTACCGGCAAGCCAGGTTTCGGGAAATTCAAGATATGCAAATGTTCAGAACCGGGTTCTAAGGTAGTCAACCCTCGAGTTCCACAGGGTTCAAATTTTCATCCTTCAGTCGGCTGGTATTAACTAAATGAAGATCAACACGAACAAACTCTCTACGCTCTTGACACAATTGCATGAGGCCAGAGCCAAATTACATGTCTGGAAACCTGCGGATGAACGGGCAGCACTCGAATTAGCTTCCGATGATCTTGAAGGAGAAATAGTAGACTTGCTCAAAGAGGCCGGGCTTTCCAGATTTGAATTCGGGAAATATACTCTTGCTTTGCGCAAAACTCCAACGTTTTTCAAGGTTTCCTCTATACCTCGTCTTGTAGCGGCTCTCCGGAGACATCACCTTACCAGGTTTCTTATTCCGGAATATTCAGTCGATCTCAGGGCACTAAAAGAGTATCTGCTTGCTACTAAAAAAACATTGCCTGGCCTCTCAAAAAAGGAGAACCGACAATCCCTCTATGTTTTCGAAAAAAGCTCTGAAGATCAAGAATTTCCCCCAGAACTTTTTGTCGTGCATGGAGTTGATGAAAACCTTGCAAGCCCTGCTCTTCACTATAAGCAACTTCTTTCAGATCTTCGATATCTTGGGAATTCAGCTTATCCAGCGCTGAAGAAGGGTGAAGAGTGGGGAGACTGGACTCTGCCTGAGATCAAGAAATACTTTGCCAAGATAGTAGATGCTTTAAGATCAGTGCATTTCCCAATCCTGGAAAAGGAAAAGGATACTTCCTCTTGGTGGCAACTTTACCGGGAAAGTAAAGAATTCATGAAGAGTGAACCACCCAAACTGGAAGAAGTCTCTAATTGGGACAATTTGCGGGCCACAGCCTTGAAGATGTCAGAAGATTATGCGGGAATTTACCTTGTTGAACCTCACGGCCTACTACTCTATCATGGCGATAAAACTGTTATCGTTAAATCTGTGAAATCTACTTCTCATATCTCAGAACCGCTTTATCTTATTTCAGATGGTTTCTGCTATGGGCTGATCGAACTTGGTGAACCCTCAGAGATCAAGGATGCTGATGTTTTCAAAACGCTGTACAAGCAACATCATATCAGCGATGGTGAAAGGAAAGAGTGGTGGTTCGGGAAATGGCCGCTGTTCCGTTACACCGTAAAGTGGATTGAGAAGTATCCCGAGCCGGTAGAGGTTAAAGTTCCATATGGCATTCAGACTTTTATCAAACCAGAAAACATCGAGTTTGCTTAGGCAATTAGTTAGTTAGTGACGGAGGCAGAAAAAATGGATAAACTTTTAACAAGTGCGGGGGGAGCTGGAGGTGGAGGACTTCTGGGAGCTGTATTGGCGTGGTTGGGGTTTAAAACCAAGATTCAGAATATCGAGCGACGCATTGATAATTTTTCCGAAGACGTTAGATACAAAGATACGTGCGAGGAGATTCAAAAAGCACTTAATCGTCGTTTAAAAAACATAGAAAGTTTGCAAAAGGAGTCAAGAACAGACATCAGGACAATTTTAAGCAATTCTCGAGGTTAGTTATGATTTCCATTTGGAACCGTATAGACAGATATTTTTCTCCTCAAGAACGATGGGGGCAACCGGAAAAGATCTCAGGCTTACTTCTCGCGTTGTTATATCAGATTCGGATATCTTCAGGATGGATGATGATCATTCATTGTGGTACTCAAGGCCGACATTGCGAAAATAGCTATCACTATAAGGGACTTGCTGTCGATTTCCATTTCAAACCCCCGAATGGCAGCGTCAATCTTCTGAGCCAGGCAGATCATCTATGTCGTTTTTTGGCTGAGATGCAGCTTACTGATTCAACTGGACTCGGACTGTATCCTCGATGGCGTCACCCTGGCTTTCATCTTGATGTGCGTGGTTACAAGGCGAGATGGGGGAAGGTGGATAATCAATATACTTCATTTCAAGAAGCTCTCAATTTTTTGAAGAAATTATGAATAAACTTATCTCTCACATTGACATCGCTGCCAAATCCGATATATTAAATAACAAAAACGGCACAGGATATAGGTCCCGTACCGTTTTCTTACCAACAACCTTATCTGTAAAGGAGATAATGTCATGGCTGATTACAAAATAATTAAGTTACCAAAAAATTGCAAGAACATTACTGATAAAAGGTTTACACGATTGGTAGCATTGGAACCCACGGATAGAAGGTGTGGGGGTTCTCTAGTCTGGAGGTGTATGTGTGACTGTGGTACTGAGACTTTTGTATCTTCAAATAGTTTATTAGGAGGACATACAAGAAGTTGTGGTTGTTTATCTCGAGAAATTATGCGATCTAGAAATTTAAGCCATGGGTTGTCTCAAACTTCAACTTACAAAATCTGGGCCGGTATGCTTCAAAGATGTGAGAATCCGAAAAGAGCAATATTCAAATATTACGGGGGTCGAGGTATCAAAGTTTGTGAAAGATGGCACAAGTTCGAGAGTTTCTATGAAGATATGGGCGAAAGACCCCAGGACCTAACTTTGGAACGTATTGACAATAACGGTCCATATATTATCTGGAATTGTAAATGGGCTACGAGAAAAGAACAAAGCAACAACCAGAGAGATAGAAAAGATCAACAGTGGTTTTGGGGATTCAATATTCGAAGTGGTGAATGGGATGAGGATAACAACCAAACTGAGTTTGCAAGACGACATAATTTAGATAATAGAAGGATCTCCTCCTGCCTCCACAATCAGCAAAATTATTTCAGAGGATGGACTTTTGCATATTTATAAAAATGAGTATGAACTTCAAGCTACTCTTATGCAATGGCTGGCGATACAATATCCAAAGGTTTTGGCCCGGTGTGATCTTGGGGGCATTCGTCTTTCCAGGGGGCTGGCAGTGAAAGCAAAGAGACTGAATTTCCACTCACGTGGCTGGCCCGATATTCTAGTGGCGGAGCCCAGAGGCCCATTTCATGGCCTTTTTATTGAGCTTAAATGTTCCAAAGAAATTTGTTATACAAAGACGGGAAAGCTCAGAAAGTGTGCACATCTCGAAGAACAACAGAAAATGCTATCTGCCCTTGAATCCCGCGGGTTCAAAGCCTGTTTTTCCACAGGATTTGAAGCAACACGAAACCTTATTACGAATTATCTTGGTCAAAAAAATGTTTGTATCCCCATCTGAAAATAAGATTTGGAAGTGGGTACTCCAGGTTCACGTACGTGGGCGTTCGGCACACGGTGATTTGAGACTTCAGATCACTCCTGATGTTTTGTCGGGAATCACCCTAAACTGGATTAAAGGGTTAAAGAAAGCTCCAAAAGATCTTGATGATGCCAGAAGAATGATCGAAAAGAGGCTTCCAGAGGCCTTTAAGGAACTTCTTGATCCCAATATCAAAATCGTTTCAGAGATCAAGCAACCGGAGCCAGGTGAGTGGTTGGAGGTTGAAGGGTGGTTTCCGCTCGCCACTATTGGGGCTACCCGTTTCCTTCCAGGTTGTATGATAATCACTGATCAAGGAATTTGTGAATGGGGAACGCAGAAACCCTACTTCAAAGAGTATTGGCTATGGGGTAAGTATCTCAGGGGCAGATTCATAACCAGGCTTTTGCCAAACGTTTGGCGTAAGAAGAGCCTGGCCACCGGCGAAATATCGAAAACAGGCCAGGGCCATACCGTCTGGATGTCCACCTTTGTCGATCCTGATCCCCCCTATGTCTTGTCACAGCGGGCCTACCGAAAATGGTATCCACCTGAAGGCAAGTCATGTCTCCCTAAATATATCCGGAATCAGATCAAGCCTATATTCCGTTACTGGAAGAAGAAGGGCAAGGAGGCCAAACACGTTCGGGATGCTCTGATTGAAGCTATACGATTAAAAGAAGTAAGGATTAAATTTTGAGTGTAGATTCCGAAAATTGACAGACAGCTTAATCTTTCAGGTCTGCTATTGGACAATGTGGAATGAATGTCCTGTTACTGGAAGAAGTTAAGGCCATTCGTGGATTGATTACCCTCTTCTTGTTATAATTCTTTGATTCCGGACACCAATACAATCTTAATCTACCAGTTTTTCGAATACTTCTTTTCCATTCCATCCGTACTCGGACTTCTTTTTCATCACACCAAAGCTGGAGCGTCTTCTGGCTTTCAAAAACTCGGGTTCGGATACGATAACATCTTAGGCATACAGGCTCTTTCGTTGGATCTTTGTGTCGGCCGCGATTATCTCGGGGTGGGTTCTCTTGTGACATAATCCTAAATAAGGGAAAAACCGTTGTCTGTCAAGATAGGCGCAGTTTTTTAATCTTTATCGCTTGCACAGTATTTAAGGCCATGTTATTGATTTACCAGTCCTTAATCAGATCTTATCTGGAGGTCTCAAAAAATGGCTGCTAAAAAAACCAAAACTTATCCTCGTCCGCCCAAAAAATACCCATCTGTTTCGAGCAAATATCCCTATCCCTATCCTTATCCTCGCAGATCCTCTTCTCGTCGCTCAAGAGTAGTTAGAGCTTCCGAGGTTAATCCACGAGTTCCTGCAGGTTCAAACTTTTTGCCAGGACACGGGTGGTACTAATGGCTAAATCAACAAGATTACGGACGTTTTCCCAAACGATGTCCTATGGCGGGCCTGGTTCCGGATTTTTTAATCATGCAGGCAGAACAGGCTATATTGGTGGTAGCAAATCGGGCGGCGGTGGTAAGTCGGGCGGTGGTGGTAGCAAGCCAAAGAAAAAACGAGAGAAATCTCCTTCCAGAAAAGATCTCAGGAAAGGTTCGGATATCATCAGAGATGAAAAAGAGGGCCGCGGCTCACATTGGACACCTGCAGAAAGAAAGAAAGCACATAAAGATGTAAAATTAGGTGACGATAGAGGGCTTAGTTGGTCTGAATCTCCTCACATCAATAATATCGTTCCTGTAGGTTCGAACTACAATGTTCAAGTTGGTTGGTACTAAGTAATGAGATTCCCATATATTCTTAAAGATAAAGATCCTCGCTTCTTCCAGGAACAAGACAAAGCTTATCCCTTCGCCGTTCCCGCTGATGAAGTGTATCCAGAATTCCCATGGCCGAAGAGTCTTTGCGAACATGCCCATGAATGTCCGGTCTCCGATGCTCTTACAGATCTGGATAAGATATATACCTGCACCTTTGCTACCCAAAATGGATGCCCTCTCTTTCTCACAAATTTTGACGAATTCGCAGAACTTGAAACAGTCAAAGATGTTGAGATTTTTGAGATTGGGCAGGAGGCCACCAAAGATTGGACGGATAAAGATCTTGATCAGATTGTAGCAAATGCCCAGCTTGCATCCGTTCACCCACCGATGGTGGCACTTGGCCATGACGAAAGCCAGAACCTGCTAAGAAAAGCAGGGCTACCAGCCGCGGGCTGGGTATCAAAAGTTCGTAAGGTTGGCAAAAAATTAATCTGTGACTTGTCTGAAGTTCCAAAGCTTGTTGCAGAAGCACTTAGGAAGAAAGCTTATCGTTACATCTCTGCTGAAATATATCCATCATTTCTTCAAGAAGGAAAAGACTTAGGAAAGGTTTTGCGTCGTATTGCACTTCTTGGCGCAGATATTCCCGTAATCAAAAGTCTTCAGGAAGTGATGGCAAGATATGATGAAGATTCATTTGATGAAAGTCAAACAACTTTTTGGACAGGAGCTTGTGATATCATGAACGAAGACGAAAAGAAAAGGGTGGAAGAAGAGGCAGCGGCCGCAGTGGTTATAGCAGAGGCGGCGGCTTCAGCCGAGGCTGCAGCGCAAACTCAGGCCATAAAGATGGCTGAGACAGATGGGAAGCTGTTGGAATTCACTGAACAGATGAAGGCGAAAGACACGGAGATTGCAGAATTGAAAGCTGCATCCGAAGCTTTGGCCACGGAACGAAAGGCCGAGAAGTGCGCTTCTCACCTTCGGGATATCGATCTGTTTTGCGAACAGTTAAAGTCAAGCAAAGGCCTCTCCGCAGCCGTACTTGATGAAGGTGGCGTCAAAGACTTTCTGACTTGCCTGGATACCAATTCTTCCATCAAGTTCTCAGAGACGGAAGAGAAAACCGCTTACCAGAAAGGGATTGAAGTCTTTTCCCTAATAGCCGACAAGGCCGTTGAAGGAATTCTCACGGTTCCCCTGGGCAGCCTAAAAGAATCTGAGAACCCTGGTTCAGTTCCCAAGGGCACCGATGCCGAGGGTTTTGAAATGGATCAAAAAATCCGCAAATATGCAGAAGAGCATAAAGTTTCTTATGAAACCGCTTACTCTGCTTGCTACACGGGAGGTAATGTATAATGGCAATTTCCCCAGCAATTCCTTGTGAGGGTATCGACGGCAGCTTCACTGCTGAAACTCAAGACACCGGTTCTTATGATGTCCGTCAGTATATGGGTGTCACGGTCGGTTCAGACGACAACTATGTTACCCCTCTGGCCAATACATCAACTTCCGGTGGTCCCATTATCTCTGGAGTTGCGCAAGCAGACGCAGATGATGCCGAAAGTGTGAGGATTCGTTTATCAGGCATTTCCAAAGTAAGGGCTAGCGGAGCAGTAACTCGTGGTGATTATTGTGAATGCATTGGTCACGCCAGTGACGAAAGCCTGAACGGTGCTATGAAGACATTAACTGCACTCGCTGATGACGGCATGATAGCCTGTAGGGCGCTAGAAGATGCAGCCGATGGTGAATATTTCAAGGCCATGATTCTTATCCAAGTACAACATCCTGCATGGTCTTAAAGCGTAAGTAAGTAAGTAAGGGAGTTAAAACTATGTTTATTTCAAAAGACAATGAAGCAAAGATCCATCCGGTCTTGACTGAGCTTTCCATAGCTTACCCACAGTCCGGTCTGGTCGCCGCCAAGTTATGCCCACCCATCGATGTGGGCGACGAGAACGAGGACGGCATCTATTTCCTTTTCGACAAAGCAAATCTTCAGGGTGGCCAAGACGACATTAGAGCTTTCGGTGTCCGTGCTTCCAGCTTTGATTGGACGCTTGAGGATCAGTCCTACCACTGTGAAGAGCACTCACTTGAGAAAGCTATTGATTGGCGTGAATTCAAAAAGTTCAAGCGTTATCTCGATCTTGCCAGGACTAGCCAGGAGATCTTGTTAGAGCTCCTTCTTCTCAATTATGAAGTTCGAGTTGGCGACAAGTATTGCACGGCCGCTAATTATAGCGATAGTCATAAAGTCACTTTATCGGGAACCACACAATGGAGTGATTTTGTGAATTCCGATCCCGAGGCCGTTGTCGAGACAGCCAGAGAAGTAGTCGCTCTGGAGGCCGCGGAGCCCAATACCATCGCAATCCCGGTCAACGTATGGCGAACAGCCCGTCGTAATCCAGCTATTCGCAGTTTAATGAAAGAAGCAGACAATCGTCAGCTAACAGAAGATGGTTTTCCAACAAGGCTTTTCGGTCTCAACGCCGTGTTCCCGGGTGCCAGACGGAATACCGTGATGCCGGGTGCTGCCGAAAGCATTTCCCGTGTCTGGGGCAAGTATATATGGATTGGAGTAGTTAATCCTAGGCCTGCTCTCCGTACAATGTCATTTGGCTATACTATGAGAGCAGACGGTATGAAGGTAGAGACCTATGAGGATAAGCCTAAAAAGTCTGATGTGGTTAGAATACAGCATCAGATTTCAGCTGAAAAGATTGTTTGCCAAAATGCAGGTTATCTGATTTCAGCTGTTATTGCATAGATAGGAGGTTCTCCCGATGTCCTATAAAATCCTTACCCCCATCATGCATGGTGCTGGGGGTCAAGTTTTCTCTCTTCAACCAGGAGAAATTGTCAAACATGATTTCTTCCCGTCAAAGCAGGCAGAGCAACTTAAAGAAATCGGAGCAATCAAATTTCTGGTCGCTTTAAGAAATCAGGACTTGAAATCAGATTTTGAAACAACTGAAATTCCAACGCTTCGAGATATCAAGTCCATGACAGTGGCCGAGGCCAAGGAATTCCTGAACACAGAAACCAGCGTCACGAACCTTCATAAGTTCCTGGATGCCGAGATGGCCGGCGGTCACGCTCGAAAAGGTGTGATAGATTTTACCAATATGCGGATCAAGGAATTAACAGGTTATGACGCTTAGCCATTAACAATTTATGTCGTTCCTGTTTTCTCTATAGGGGACGCGGATTGAAACGAGTAAGATTATGAAAAAATATCTAATAACTTTTTTGCTGGCTTTATTTTGTTTCACTGTTCTTCCCATATCTTCATCTCAGGCTTTAGTTTGGAGTGAGTATTATCCTGGGAATGTGCTTGTTAACGGTGTTCTCATGTCTGGAGAACAAATTCGTGCTCTGGGAGCATCTCCATTCGAACTTGAGGGTACAACCTATGACGATTACGATCTAACCATTGCAATCACCGATCCTACAGTCGATCGAACCTTAACGATTCCAGATGAAAGTGGGACACTGGCCATTATCGGCCATGAAAACTTCAAAGTTAATCCGGTAACATCAGCAGTAGCTGGCGGAGCCGCCAGTGGAACTGCCGGTGATACAAACGTAATGTCTCTTGGTACCAATATCTTTGAATATACTATCTTAGGTACACAGACAATCACAGCCCCCTCATTAACTTCCGGGGGCCTAAACATTTCCATGGATTTAACTGACAATGATGGTGTAGAGATAAATCAGGGCATAACCGAAAGATCCGCTTATGCTTTCACGGCCGGAACGGACGCCTGTTACCTGAAAGTCAAGTTGTATATCACCGATGCATCGGGTACAGATGACTGCGCAGTTGGATTCCGGAAAGCGGGAGCTTGCAACGCTACCATCGATAATTATCCCGACATGGCGGCTTTGAACGTAATCAGCGGGGATATTTACACCGAAACCATCCTCAATAGTGGTGCCACTAATTCCACAAATTCCACCGATACCTGGGCAGATGCATCAAGCCATACTCTGGAAGTCAGGGTAAGTGCAGCAGGAGTAACTACATTCGAAGTCGACGACATTACTCCCACTGTCATTCAAAGTTTCACCTTTGATGGTAATGATACAATCGTTCCTTTCTTCTATTTCCTGAATGCTTCAGACGTTGCTGAATCAACTTTGCTGCAATCCTGGGAATGCGGTCCTCAGTAGGCAGGTAAAAGATTATGCCCAACTTAGATAAATCAGGCCCCCTTTCCAAGGGGCCTCTCAGCGGACGTGGCCAAGGATCATGCTCACATCCTGGATATCAACCGCGCCGGTCTTCGTCTATCAAGAGTAATCCTGCTCGTGGCCTCGGCCGTGGTCTGGATCCGGGAGGCGGTAGAGGGTGTGGTCGTCTAGGAAGAGGTTTTACTTCTGGTCCGCCGAAATAATATTTGTTTACAGAACTTGCTTGGGGCAGGCGTCGAAGGTTTGATCCTTTGTCCTGTCCCTTTTTTTTTGAATTCTATGGAGGTTTCATCATGAGATTTGTAGGTTTTCCCTCTGCAAATAAGTTAGGAGATGGACGAAAAGCGGTTACAACTGCGGGCACTCGGGCGCCATTGTCAGCCAGTGCAGTTTCCTGTTGTTGGGTTATCCTTGCTGCTTTTCCGGGGAATACCGGAACGGTGGTAATCGGAAGTAGTGAAGTAGTTGCCAGCTTAGCTACCCGTCGAGGAATACCATTGAATAAAGGTGATAGTGTCGGCTTATCAGTCACAGATTTAAACGCTATTTATCTGGATTCTACTGTAAGCGGCGAGGGTGTAACCTTTGTCTATGGACAATAATTTCAAGGAGTTGTTATGAAATTTGATTATCCTGGTGCAATTGGAAGAGCTTCTGTGCACGACAGTATATATGAATCTAATGTTGACACAGGAACGAAAACTGTTGATTCTTTCGCTGACACAGACGCCAAAGCAGCCTTCTGGGTTTATGTCTTGTCCAAGGGAGCCAATGTCAGGGCAGGTAAAATCATGGCCGCTTGGGATGCTGGAAGCGATGCTATGGTCTACTCTGAGTCCTCCACGACTGATGTTGGAGATACTTCCGATGTTTCATTTGCGGTAGATATTGATTCAAATATTGTAAGACTGAGGTGTACAGTTCTGAGCGATGATTGGTCTGTGGAAGCAGTTAGAATTTTAACCGGTTAGGGGAGTTAACATGAAAAAACTATTTCTATTTCTCTTTATCTTGATAAACATATTCTTTATGTCCGGGATTTCCTTTGCTGGGCCAACTGTTATTAGAGGTGGGCTTAATTTATTTGGCGGGCTTGATGCTGACACTATAAAAGTAGATATCCTACAAGGTTTATCTATCTCAAATGTGACTGTCACAGATGCCAGCATAACCCTAACCTCCGCCCATTTCGGCAAGTCAGTTCGTATGAGCTCCGCATCAGATTACACAGCTTCTCTTCCAAGTGTAGGAGCAGATGATGATGGTGCAAGGATAAGAATCTGCAAAACAGGGGCGGGCAAGGTAACCGTTGTTGCCGCTGACAGTGATCTGATAAACGACTCAGGAGCAGGCGACACAATTTATAATAGCACAGCGGAAACCTATGCCTTTATTGATCTTGAGTATGCCCATGCGATAACCACTTGGATAGCTACTGGCACGGGGACATGGACGACGACAAACTAAGGGAGGGAGACATTGTGAAACGATTTATATGCTTAATATTAATAGCCTTTTTCATTATCAGTCAGATAGCATTTGCAGCCGATGTAACAACTTTTCACTGGGGGTGGCCCCCGGCCCCATTGCTCAAGACAGGCCAAACCACTTCGTATCACGCTGGAGACGATGGTGATCTGGAGCTTGGGATAGCCCATGATTACACAGTTCTCACCACAGGGCGGTATGCTGGAAATACAAATGTTACTATAAATTCAAAGACTTATGCTTTCCCTAATGCTTGCGTTCAAGATAATCGAACGGGTAAAATGTGGGCACGGACTGTGCCGCAATCTGACATAGGGCCTAACGCAAATGGCAGGCTTTTTTGGGAACAGTACACGCTGGATGCTGAGACTTGCACTTGTGATGCTGTGGGTAAGACAATTACCGCAGATGCTTTAACACCCTTCGATACAGACGCACTTTGTGCTGGCCGGATATTTACTATACTTGGTTCTGCCACAGGAAACAACGGCACTTTTACAGTGGCAAGTATTTCAACTACGGTAATTACTGTTGATGAGGCAGTTATTGATGAGGCGAGCATTTCCCTTAACTTTGCCACCGTTGATGATCTTATCTGGAATCTTGCTGATGAGGCCAACGCTAATGGTTTAGCTGGGTATAGCGATTGGAGAATTCCGAATATTTTGGAATTGCTAAGCATTGTTGATGCAGAAGAGTATAATCCTGCAATAGATACATTAACATTTCCATCAACACCCGCTGCCTTTTTCTGGGCATCAACTACTCTTGTACGGGGCGCTACTGATAGCGCAATTGCTCTATATATGCAGTATCCTGGTACAGGCAGTAAACTTAAAGTAGGCGGAAGATACTGTGTTCGTCTAGTCAGAAATTAAGGAGTCCAAGAAATGAAAATATTAATCTCAATATTCACCATTCTTTTATTCGCCGCAACTTCCTGGGCCACAGACTTGAAGCAGGCAACCATGAAACAGCTTGTTGCTGAACGTCCTGATCTCATAGCAGACATTAAGGCTGGCAAAGATCAGGGAACCTCAACTGTTTCCGTTGTGAAGGACGTCCAAGGCCGAATGAGCATCTGGACTGAAGAGACCAGGAATCTGAAAGGGGATCTTGTCTCAAAACGTGTAGATAAGTATAGCTACTATCCTACCAATAATGTGGATAAGATAGTGCAGGAGAAATATGAGGGTAAGAATTTGACTGCAAAGCATGAAATCAAGCATTATGGGGATGGCACACAACCTGATGTTACGACTATAAATATTGGAAGTTTGACTGAGAAATAAATTTGGTAGTATGGCAACGCTTCAAGAAATACTAAACAAAGCAGGTACTCTTGAGAAAGCTGAGCAGATGGCTCGCTTTCTATCTATCAGATGATAATCCTGAATATTGGCCCAGCGTAAATACAGCAAACACAGGGCTGTATAATGGCACAATATGAATAACGACAGGTGATTTAAATATTGCAAGACGAACTTTTTTAGCCGGCGGTGGATTGCAATCATCTGGACTGGGAGAATACACTGTGGCTTTGAACTGGACTTCTGTTTTCGACACTACCTTTTGGGAAGGTTGGCGTTCAGATGCGTATCCTCCGCCTCATTGTACTTGGTGGGATACTGATCACTGGGTTCCGGGAGATTATTTTTATAATATACATCTAAAGGTAACTGGATCGTGGGCTACTGGATATAGAGCAGATAAGATAAGGCTAACATTGTCAGAGACAATTCCTGCTCCAGTTCAAGTATTTATTAGAGATGCAAGTTTGAATGTCATTGGGGAGGGAAGTTCACCTTATTATTCTGGAACTGAAATAATTCTTGATTTCGATGGCTGCGGAGATATATACGAAATATATATTCCTACTGGTGATACAACAACAACATGTACCAACATCGAGTTTGGTTTACTTCCTTCAGATTTAATTTGGAATTTCTTGGACGAAAAAATCTTTGTTCTTCAGAATCTCGTTAGTTTACTCATGCCCTCTCTTTTCGGCCATGGTCTCCATATCCTAAGCCCCGATCCCGTTCTTTTCCAGGAAGTTGCAGAAAAATTAGAGCAAAGAATCCCAGATCTTTCCTCTGATGAAGATCGGGAAAGTGCAATGAAAATCCTTAATTTTTTCCGAGCGCATTATGGCACTTGATTGGACAGAAATAGACGACAGAATTGCAAAGCTTCAGGCTATTCTTGATGTTCTATTGCCCACTTTAGTTGGACATGGCGTCCACGTTTTTTTTTATTCCGGCCAGGATTTTTACTCCCAATCGATTGATCAAGTAGATTCCACCTTCCCTTCTCTGTCATCTGATGATAAAGTAATTGGAACACGATTATTGGAATTCTATAGGAGATTCTATTTCAGATGAGTGATCAAGACGATCTCGATCTCAGAACTGAGAAAATTGACAAGCTTTTGAATGACATCGAAGCCCTGTTTCCGTCTCTGTGTGCTCACGGCTTACATATTCTTTCCATAGATCCAGCAGTCTTTAATCAGCAGGCAGACATTATCAATTCTCGTCTGCCGGCATTACAAACAGCGGATTATGATCTTGGCATCAAAATTTTAAACTGGTTCCGCAATACATATCCGAAGAAGGAAAAAAGATAATGGCAACTTATAGTGATGATTCACTGTTAAGAAGATTGTACGTTGATATCAATGACTACCTTGCTGGCAATTTTGATTTCACGACAGAAAGAGAAGTAGCCTATGCTTGGGTAAATGACAAGCTGAGAGCTACTCTCAGCGTTCCGATTTCTACTCCCTCCGATACCGTGAAAATGTGTGAAGCCACTTATGCAGTCTATTTGATACTCCGAGCAAATCAGGTTACCGACTATTATAATTTTCTTAGCCAGGCTGATACGCTTATAGCTCTATGCCAAAATGAGCAGATGGATGAGGCTCGGAAGGGTGGCCCGGTGTCAAACACGTCTAATATTCAAGTCGAGTTTTCCAGAGGGCGGTACGACTCAGATAATCAATTACTTGGCCGCGGTGTTTCTGGGGATGGGGAGCATGGCAGCTTAGATGATTTTTAGGAGCAAGAAAGAACATGGCTAAAAAATATCCCAAAGAGACAATCCAGAAAGTAGATGAGCTTCTAAAGGAAGGTTTATCCGCACCAACAATTGCCAAGATGCTCGGCCTCCCACGTGCGGAAACGATTTCGACTTGGATCAAAAAGTACGGTTTGGGGCCTAACGCTTCTACTGCTGCCAATCATCGCAATAGCAAGTCTTCACTTCCCATCGTTAAAGATCCTGGCACACATCGTCGTTCAGCCGATCTGGTTGAGAAAAGTCTCAGTATCTGGCTATCAGTTCAGGACATCATGTTGGAAAGACTCAAGTCAGTGGATTTCAAATCGGCTGAGGGAATAATTCAGGGCCTGGAAATCTCTGAAAGATGCATCAGTCATCTTGCTTGCATCAAAGAAACTTTCAGCGAATCAGAAATTAATATGAAAACAGCCAAAGCTCCCTCCCCTATCATCGGAATTTTGAGCGGGGATGGGGCTGACGTCGCTTCTAAGGAAAGCAAAGAGTAAAAAGGTAGAAGGGCATGGGTATCTTTACAAAAAAGGAAGAGAGGGGCATGTGACAGCAATTAGAGTAATAGATAGCCACCTAGAGCTTGCAGATATAGGTGCCAATACTCATGCTCAGATAGATACTGAACTGTCATCCCTGAGAGATGTATCAAGTGCCGCAGATTCTCCTATGATAATAACCGGCGGGGAGATATCTGAGGGGACAGATGCCGGAACTTTCAAGGTTGCCGCACTCACTGCTATGCTTAGATCGGCCAACAGCTCTATTGGTGAT